TCAATAGCCTTGAGCGTGATCCATTGCTTTATAGAACTGACTCTCTGCCAGATCATCTTTAATTTGTAGGTATATCTGGACCGTAGATAGATCGCGATGGCCAAGTAATTTTTGTATTGTCATAAGATCGCAACCAGCTATTAGAAGACGCACTGCAAAACTATGTCTTAATTGATGAGGTGTTATATGAATATCTGCATATTTCTTAAATGCTCGTTGGATCCATACTCTAGCTGTTTTATCGTTTGTATTGAATAGAGGACCAGATAATCGGTTGTAGTCTGTCGCGAATTCATCTATCTTGTCTTTTAATCGTTTAGTTAGGAATACAGTACGATCCTTAGAGCCTTTACCCTTTACATATAAGTTCAATCCGTCTATATCTCTATAGCTAACATTGGCAATCTCTGAAATACGCAATCCAGTATCATATGCAAAATCTATTAGCATGTTTATATGCCGCTCTTTCGCGTTATTTGACGTCCTGTTGAGTACTAGTTGTATAACATGATGTTGTATATATCTTGGTCGTGGTTTAGCGTTCTTACGTGACTTAATAAGCTCAGAATTAATACAGTCTAGATTCATGTGTTCATTGCACCATTTGAAGAATGCTTTTATTACCCGTTTTGTTGAGTTTGTAGTTGAAGCTGCGTGAGTTTTTCTGTATTCATAAAAATAAAAATCGAGCCATCTAAGCGACAGCTCGGTTATATTAGTTTTATGTAATTCGTCACAGAAATTAACAAATTGTTTAAGACGTACTACTCTAGTAGCTACTGTAGCTGGTGACATATCTTCGACTATTGCTGAATAATGGATAAATTGAAATGCTAGCTCTCTAATATTCTCTGTCTGATATTCTACGTCTAGTACTTCGTCTATCTTCTGTAATTCACTTATTACAGTAGCTCTTGATGTTGTGATTGATAGAATTGGTGCGGTCATTCTTCTCTCCTTAGAGTGACTTAGGTTTAATTTGTAACCTTTACGCCCCAATTGTTCTATTTTACAGATTTTTTAAGTCAATGTAATGCTTCTCGTGACATTTATGGCAGCCTTTGACTATGAAATATGGCGCTATTGGACCGCTATATTCACGTATTTGACCCTTCATAACGGTAGCAAAATAATCAATCTTGATAATCTGCTTATACGTCTTCCATTCATGATCACAGCCATTTTTTCTTTTCCGAAACATCTTTTGCTGATGACGCTCTGCTCTCACCTCATCAATACGTTTCATGAGTTTACGTCTGGCTGCTTTAGCGTCAAATGTCATACGCCCGCCTTTTTGCACAAATACGTAAATAATCGTCCTGGAGTTTGTTTTGCTTCTAGTGCGGTTTCCGCTAATTGCCAAACTGTAGCTTCTGGTAATTTCCAAAACACTTTACAGTAAAATGCGAAGTATTGTTCGTTCCCAAACATCTGACATAATCTAGTCGCCATATTCTCTATTTGCTTGGATTTAGCATACTTATCACGACTAATATTAGTATTAGAATTATAGTTTCTATGAAACTTTTTTGCATTAGCATTAGAATTAATATTAGTGGTTTTCACCTCTGTTAACCCTCCAAATTTTGAGCCAACAGCTAACTAGCACCATTACTAGCTCTGGCGTTTTACATTTCCGAGGAGTTTTCCACAAGTCCGTAGTGCTAAGGGCTTGACAGAAAAATCCTATTTTTTAGTATTTCAGGGCAAAATAAAGCGGCCCCAATCGAAAGAAAACCTTTTTTCAATCGATAGAGGCCGGCAATCTGAAATTGATACTTCTATCCTAGCAAATATTTTACATATAGTCAACTGTTCGGGATTTCCGAATAGTTCAGTTGTTCGGGATTTCCGAATTACTCAATAAAAAAACTACCCTCGATCAAAAGTAGTAGTTTTTATAGGATTACAGAGCTATCTGAATTATTCAACAGCTTCTTTCATCTGTCGTACTAAGTCTAGAATAATAGTCTTAGCTGCGGATAATCCAGCCGCGATTGCAGATAGTGCGGTAGCCATCGTTAAGGCGTACAATTCGTGCCAGCTCGCTGCGAATAGTAGATTTACTAAGTTTACGCCCGCAAGTAGAAATGTCGCGATAAACGTCTGTAGAAACGTCCATCCAGCACGGATAGCTACGTCTTTATAGTTGATATTCTTTAATGCTTCTAGTGATTTCATATCTCCTCCTTATTTCTTGAACTTAAAAATACTCATCAGAAAATCGATAATCTTCTCTAATAAACTTTTATTCTTAGCGATATCTTGGCTCAATTTGCCGATAGACCTCATAACGTCTTCGTTAGTAGGTTGTGGTGCTAGCGGTTGCTCCTGTGGCTTCTCTTTAGGCTGAGGTGTCTGTTGTATCTCTGGTGTCTTTGGGGCTGGTTGTGGCTGAGGGCGTTTTTCTGGTCGTGGTGTGCCTGCATCTCCATTCGCTAATTCACGCACTCGCTCTGCTAATACCCAAATCCCGTCATCTGCCATTTTTAGCTGTAGATATCTCTTTCCGTCTTCAGTCGTTTCGTCTAATACTTCTGTTGAGCCGACAATTCGGAAGTAATCACCCGTATTAAGCTCACCGTCTAGTAAGTATCCGTCTTTATCCGTCCTTACAGCTACAGAAACGGGTACGCCGTTATCTTCCCAATCGAACTCATCAATTAGTCGGTTACATCTAATCTGTCGTAAGTCGAATACAGTTGCTACTTCGTCTGCATAGTAGACTTCAGGAAGTGCTACACGCTTTGCTTCTTTTGGTTTGCCTACATATCGATAAAATGCGTATGGTGGGTATCCTGAGGCACTCCAGAGCCAATCGTGATTGTCTATTACAATACCTGCTTGATAGCGACAGTTAATTACGTTATCTGCGTCGACAAACATTCCTGTATGACCCAACGCACCGCCTGAATTGCCGCGAATACCCCAGATGAAAATATCTCCGCGTTGTGTGTCTGCTTCGCCGTTAGCGTCCTCAGGCAGTCGTACCCAACCATTCTTTTCTAGGGCGTCGAATAGCGTGTCTGTATTGCCAATCCAATAACTAGCAGGTAAAAGTCCTGCTTCTTTTAGAGCGTGATATACAGAGCTTGAACAGTCGTATGAACTTGGACCATTCCGACTTTCCATTGAATAAAAGACTCGACCTTTACGTGCGTAGAACCAGGCTAGTGCTTTTTCTATCATTTTGTTACCTCCTTTACTTTTTCTATTACTTCAACGGGCGGTTTATCTTGAATAAAATGGGTAAATTGAGTAAGCAAAAAGATCCCTACTGCACCTATGAGTACGGTTAGACCTGTGTATTTGATGATTACGCCTACGAATTTCTTTTCACCAGTAACTATAGCTTTTATGAAGACGTTGCCATCTAGTGTATCGTTATGGTATTGGATTGCTTTGATATTCTTTTCAATATCATTTATTTTTCCATCTACATATTTATTTCGCTCTATATATACAGACTCACTTACTAACCCGTCTAGTTTAGCTAATATTTGAGCTAATGATGGTTCTGCTACTTTTTCATTGAACACCTCTAGTTTGACTAGGCGTTCACTTAGGTCTGTGTTTGATCCTGGCATATAAAAAACGGAAGCCTTTCGTCTTTATACGTGCTTCCGTTTCTTGAGATCACACTGGTTAATTTATAGTACTATTTTACCATTTATATATTGGTCAGACAAGATAGACTTTACGACTATGCCAGACAATAAATACAAGACTACTGAACAAGACACTGGTCAAAAATGGATTGACGGTCGACCTATTTATCGCAAGGTGGTGCGTGGCACTGTAAACATGACAGGCGGCTTTAATACTTCAAGCTTGCCACATGGTATTCAAGGTCTATCTAATAAGTGGGAGTTAATACGATACTATGGCAATATGCGGCTATCTGGCAGTCTTAATAATAACCCTATCAAGCAGGCGTTGCCATATATTGAAGGCACGCATCAATCAGGTATAACCTCAATTGATCAAACGAATATTACTATTTCTGGCAGTTATGCTTGGGGCAGTTCAGAGGTTAGTATTGTTTTAGAGTATGTTAAGTAGTCTAAGCTTGACCTATTGCTATCCAGTTAAAGTAATACGCACCCTGTAGTGTCGCACCATCAAAACGACGGATAGCTGCTGTAAATGATGAGTTAGTAATCTTTAATGCACTCATTGTTGCGCCAGCCCACGTGCCAAGCGGAGCGTCTGTCCATTTATCGCTAGCGAAGCTGGTATAACCAGTATATGTACAGACTACTACAGGAAACACGCCGCTCTTAAACTGTTTTGGAAACTGTATTTCAGTAATGGCTTCAGTGGCTGGAGAGGATACTAGTATTCTTGCGCAGCCACACTGCACGTTCACAGACTTGTCAGTAGTTGTGTCATTGCGCTTTACTTTTACTTTTTCTGCAAGCGGTATTGTCGTAAAGTCTATCTTGTCGGCTGTAATAGACCCATCTTTGAGTGCGTCTTTTGTAACACTGTCTTTGGCTATACTCTCAGCCCCTACAGCACCTTTTTTTAGAGAACCGTCGCTGTTATGAGATTCTAGCATTGCCTCGGCTAGGTCTTGCGCCCAGCTGGCAGTAGGACCAGCTTGAACAATATCTCCAACTAAGTTGCCATCATCTATTGCGTTATTCTGGATTTGTAAACTAATAATCTGACCAGTAGCCTTATTTGCCATACCCTTCCAGTCTTTCTGGCTACCTGGGACCACTTTACCAGTTGAGTCTACCCTGTATGTCATAAAATGCACAGCAGTATCTTCAGTCCAACCAGTCAAACTATCTACAGATAGAGTGTCAGAGTTTGCGGGTCGTGGGGTAACTACTCTTGCTACGTTAGGATTGCTACCATCTTTTACTTTTGTAATTTTGTCACTAACACTTGCCATTTTATTATTCCTCCTTTAGCTTTGGTCTTTCGTGCCAATATTTACGTATTCAAATACCACTCGCGATATGCTGTAACTTACGCCAGGGTCTGATGAACTCCAGCCGTATTGCACCCAGTGAGCGTCTTCATCCACCTCCAGCTCTACTTCTTCGCTGGCAGAGTTAAATGTTTCAGGTACGCCCTTCACCTCGCTCCACCCAATAGAGCTCCAACCAACGCCAGGTTCACTCCATCCAGTACGGCTTGAGGATGCTCCGAAAAATCTTGTCTCCGTAAATGTCTGCAATCCGTCTTCTGTTTTAATGGTGGCGGTAAGATTAATGCGCCCTTGAGGTCTGAGTAGTACAAATACTACCTTCAATACACGCGCCCAATCCCTTCCAGTCTCTTCAAATCGTAATTGACCGCTTTGTGCGCTAGTGTTAAACGGCTTACCGTCGTCAACTGTAGTTGCACCCTTAGACAACTCGACTATCTTGTTCCCTTGAACTATTAAGAAGTGAGTTATACCTGAGTTGTCGTTATATAGTGTCATCCAGTCAGCACGAATACTCCATGGCTTCATCCATGCACCTCTACGGTCGGTGTCATAAATCCATATCTGGTTGTTGTAGTCAGCGGCAACAGGTAGCGCCCAATAGACGCGACCTTCAAATGCCAACCCTACGGCTTTTTCTATAGCTTTACTGTTTAGGTTGCTAATAGCATCTTGAATAGTGTTAGTAATTCGTCTTGTAGATAGGACGTTCTGTAATTGTGGTAGAGTTCCTGTAGTATTAAATCCGCCACGGCTTGGATATAGTAGGTCGTTATTGTAAATGACTACAGCGTCAGGGCTATCTGTACCGTCAGCACCAGTATCTTCTTGTACTTGCCAGACAGTAATAGTATCCTCACCGTAAGTAATGTTTGTTGGTGTAATATAGAATCGTTTACCAGTACCGTTTGTGCCGTTAGCTAGGACCGTTACTTTAGGATCGCCTTTACCATCTCGATATGGTCGTACTGCAAATGGCACTTCCTTGGTACCATTCCCTACTGGTGTATATCCACCGCCATATCCAGGTGAGAAGTCTAGCTCATGCCCATAATCACCACCACGCCATACATAGAATTGATTATCTTTATCGCCAGTCATCCATATACGGCCATTGACTACATCGGCTCGTGTTGCTTTTGGACCAGCCGTGTTATTGTCTTTTGGTAGAGGCACAGACATGTCTAGGCTACGCGATCCATTGTCTACAAATACTGTCTGATCCATTGGCAGTGCGGCAGCTAGACGGTAAAGTGTAGGCTCTCCACCACCGTCAACACCAACACCACAATAAATATTCCATGACTTAGCTTCTGTACTATCTGGACGCTTGACCGACAGGTTGTGTTTTTCACCGTTCCACATATCTCGGTCTGTAGAGATTGCTTGAGATAATAGAGGTGATCCTGCGGTTTCACCAACAGTAGAGTTAAAAGTAACTGCATAAAACACCTTAAATCCTGTACCAGTTAGTCCTACGTTTTTATCTAGTATTGGCTTTGCTGGATCTGATATTTTCTGAAATGCTACTATCTTCTTTGTCGGTATATCCAAGTAGCTAAGAGTATCTTCTCCATTCATAACTAGAAGGTTGTTGCGTATCTGCTTGAAATGACCGCGGGCGGATTCGTGATATTCTTTACCTTCTACAACTTGCCACGCTAGGTCTTCACCCTTAGCTATACATAGCTTTGTTTTGCCGTTTATTCTTTGAAGACAGGCTAGCCAGTTTACAGATCCGTCTTTTGTAGTGCTACGAAATTCAGCCAATTCACCTAAGACTGTTCCTAATGGCTGGGGACCGTATTTAGCAGTACCATGTCGCACAGTAATGACAGAGTCCTGATCCAATATCATATTCTCAGACGACCTTAAACCTCTTAGCGGTGAGCGACCATCATCAAATGCAGTGACTACGCCGTTTGTCCAATCCTCAACTGACAGCCGCTGTATTTTTGGTGCTTTAGTATTGCTAGGGGGTTTTAGCATATGTCAGACACTCCTGGAATCATATTTAGAGGTGCATATCTAGCTTGGCTAGCATTATTCTCTATCATTTTTTCCATTAGCTGGTTGGCTTCATTGATGAGATTGCCATATTGGTTCTGTAAAAGAATGTCGTTGCGTGCATATTCAGCCGCACACATCACCACTAGCCACATTGGATTGTCTACTGGGACCATATCGCTTGGGCTTGCTAGCAGTGGGGCGCGTAAATATACAGGTATTGTTATTTGACCTCCAAGTACTGGGTCGTCACTTCGTATAGGATCGATAAACACCAGCTTATTACCAGAAATAGTGCAGCAGTCTTGTCCCTTATACATTCCCGCTTGCTCTGGTGGTACTGTAGTGTATTCTTTAATCTGATTGTCTTTTTTGACCTTTATAGTGTCGCCGTATACGTTGCTTACCTTAGCAACCTTAGTAAAGTCAATTTCATATTCCTGATCCGTCGATAGTGTTGCGGTATCGTAATTAGGGTCATATAAAGACTGCCAATCAACATTAGGTTCACTTTGCCATACAGGGATATACATGTTAGCAATACCTAGTATTTTCTGGTATTTCTTGTCTGTTTCTGGTAGGTTGCGTACCTTACCAGTAGCTTTCAGCATGACTGCCGATATAAGTTGCGTAGTGTTCATGGCGTTTTTCCTAAATTAAAAACACGGAGCCGGCTTATTATTGCCAGACGCTCCGTGTTCTTTAGGTCACGCTGTTTTCTGCTTATATTATATCATAATTATCACTATTATGCTTTCTTAATGCGAATTCGCGTGTTTTTGCTGGTGCTTGCACCATTCCACTTTTTCAATGTATTAGTTATCTGTTTTTGAGTGTTAGTCTTGCTTATTAGGTTTTGTCCGATTTGGTTTATACTTGTGTTTTTTGCGGATGATTCGTTAGCTTTTGGTGCAGAAGATGTTAGACCCATATTCTTAGCGGTTGCAGAAGCTAGTGGAGACGCGCTACCACCACCGCTTGACCTGCCACCTCTTCGTCCTCTACCTCTTCCACTACCTGAGCGTCCAGAGCCACCTGAGGTATCTTTGGTTATCTTATTGCCGTCAGTGTCAAACTGAGTAGCATTAAGGGCACGTGCTTCCTGCTTAGTGATGTAACCTTCAGCGCGTAGCTTGTTGATTACACCATTTTTAGCAAACATTTGTCCTGTAATACTCTTTCGTCGACCATTGGCTAGTTCTTGTATTAGATCCTCGTGTGATGATTCTTGAGCCTTTTGACGCCAGTAATTGTCCATCAGACTTACTTCATTATGGGATGTCATTGCGCCGTACTCAATTTGATCTTTTGTATATCCAGATTCTTTGTAGTAGCGCTCTTTTACCCAGTCTGGCAAGTCTTTGTATTTACCAGTCATCATATTGACGGCAGTTTTAGCTTTATCTACCTTTTCTGTACCGTTCTGTAGTTTGTTTAATGTTGCATTGAATGAAGTAAACTCTTTTTTAATAGTTGATGTTTTATCAATGTCATACGCCTTCATCCAGTTGCGATATGCTTCATCACCTTGTCCTTGGGATTGAGCAAGCTTTTTGTATACACCTTTTTCTACGTTACCGTTCTTATTTACTAGTAATCCGTCTTGGAATGTATAGTCGCCCTTCTTTAACTTCTTCTTAATTGAAGCGGCTTCTTTCTTGCTTAGTCCTTGTAGGTCTATTTGATTATCTGTTGCTTGTTTTTGTTGTGGATTATTGTTGGCTGGCATGTTTATTTGCATACCATTAGACGCGTTAGCGACTAGACCGCCAGTCTTAAATAGATTGACCCACGAATTCTTTCCTTCTTCTACTTGCACTGGTATTAGTGCGTTTTTACCGAATAGAGCACCTTGAACCAGATTGAATGGATTGTCTTTTTCAAACTCAACCTTTGTCTCACCCTTGCCGTCTTTTACTTCGCCAGAGTGAGCTGCCGCAATACCCTGAATAGTTTTCTTTAATTGGCTACCTGCTGGTAATTGACCTAGGATGTTATACATAGCGTCTTTAGTTTTCGCCTCTGCTTTATCGTCATCACCATCTTCACGCGCTTTAGCTGCCTCATCCAATTTGCCCTTAGTGTCAATCAATTTACGAGGTAAATCAACAACTGGTATTGTACCGTCGTAACGTCCTAAGTTGCTCTCTTTGCCGAATAGCTTCTTACGGTCGTCTTTTGTTGTTGCAGCATTAACCATAGCTGTAGCTATAGGTGAGGCTGTAACTGCCTGGCCAGCTACTTTTTGGATTGTACGCTCTAGTTTAGCTTGTACTGAATTGTCTTTATCGTCATCATCACCACCACTTAGCCAGTCGCCTACAATCTCAATCAGTGTACCTAATGGATCAACTCCTGGCTTATTTCCAGTTAGCGCTTCTATCGCACTATATGCAATTGCCGTATTGACAGCAAGTGCCACCCTTTGTTTATTAGACATCTGGTTCCATACATAACGATTCTGTTGTGTCACTTCTCGCGTGAACTGTAAGAATGATGCAGGCAATAGTCTATTATATGCTCGTGGGGTACTTATCTGATCGCGTAAGGTTACCGTGTCATTAATGAATCGTTCTGCGTATCTAACTGCATCTGCGTCGCTTAGTCCATTATTGATTGCCTGATTATATTTAGCTAAGAAGGTGTATTCAATAACGCCTCTTTCAACTACTTCCATAGGAATACCAGCAGTTTTCATAGTTTTTTCAAACTTGGTGTCATCCGTCAGATTGTCGTCTGCATACCTTAGGGCTAGAGCATCAGACTTCTGTAATATAGCTTTACGGTTTTTTAGCTTGAATGCCTGTATCAATGCTTTCGGGTTGGTTGTAGAGAATAGAGCGGGTAGTGATGCCGTTTGAGCTACTACTGAATTCATATTGCCGACAATCTTAGATAGTGCCGCCTGCTTCATTAATGCCCTACCAGTTGCATCTGCGAATTTTCGCATTTTACTTGGCTCTGTATCATTTACGACTCGTTGGAATGGGTCTGTCTTTCCAGCTAGTCGGTTTGCGTGTTCTTGGACAAATCCGACAAATTGAGTTAGTCCGTTTGCACTATCAGACATCAGCTTCATAAAGTTTACATCATTAAGCATCTTATCTAGACTTTCAGCCATATTGTTGGTGGTTTCTTTTAGACTATTTATATCTTTTGCATCTAACTTTTCTGCACCAAACTTGTCGGCTTTTCTAGCCAGACGATTAAGTTCTCGTATGCCGTCTATTTTTCGACCAATTGCACGTTCTAGTCCGTATAGTTTATTTCTTACTTGTGTTAGCTCTTCAGCATTAACATTGCCAGAAGCAGCCGAATTATACAGGGCGTCTACTCTGTCAGCTAGCTTTTGTATGCCGCTAGTACCCTTACCTGCAAATTCTTGTCGTGCTTCACTGGCCGCACGCACTGCCACTTCCAGCGAGCGGTTCATTGTAATAGCATCTGTCATATGAATGTTGTGTAGGGCTATCTTGCTATACTCCATTAGTGGCGTAAATGGATCTGTTGGCTTTACGTCACCTACACGTTGCATGGCGAATTGATTAAACTTTTGACTTGGCTTAAACAGTCCTGTACGACCCGCTAATTTAGCTGGTAGTGATTTACGAGATTCAATAGCCACATCTCCGCCAGACAGAAGATTCTTAGCACCGCCATACATAGCCGCGATAGACCCCTTGCCAGACTGCATCTCTCCTAGGTGCGTAATATAGTCTTTACGCTCCATAATTGGGTCTTTACCTAACTCTACCCTTTTTTCGTTTTGGCGAGCTAGTAAGTTCTTGTATACAGCACGTAAGAAGCTATTGTATTGATCCAGAGCTTCAGAGGCACTCTTTCCATAAACATCTTCAAATACTTTCAAGCGTTCATCGTATGATGGTGATTTTTCGCCACGTTTTGGACGTGATGGTTCAATTACATATACGGCGTCTTGTAACATTTGACGCTTTAGTGGACCGTGTTTTTTGGCTTGTTTTAGCAAGTTTTTGCGATAATCTTTTATCTGTTCACCGATAGCGTTGCCTTCTTTTACTGCGGCGGCGTTAGCTTGACGAGGTGTTTCAGACATAATATTCAGCAATGCCTCTTTAGTTTTATTGCCACCCTTCTTAAAGTAGTCAAGGCTATTACTTCGCCTTAATGAGCCTGTTATACGGTCTATTATTCCTTCAGTAGTCCATGTTTGACCTGCACCAAAGCGCATTTCTTTGATCTTACTGAAGTCGACATCGCGCATATTCAGGTTCATCTTCTTTTTGCCTGCATATATAGTTACGTTGCCGTCAGGTGTCATCTCAATGTAATTACCTAGAATTTGACCAGTTTCTGCATCTACAACCCTACCAGATTCTATATAGTGCTTATCTGGATCGAATGTAACTAGTTTATCGCTTGGACGATATGCCTTTTTATCTCCAGTTTGCATATAACCATCAAAAGCACTCACTAGTTCAGCATTTACACCCTTAGAGTTTTCTCTCCATATGTACTGAATAGCTAGACCGTCATCAAATGCACGCTTAGCTTCATCATTAACCGCCTTGTCTGATCTAATATCGTCTATGAATTTCTTTTGTAGTGGTGAAGTTACTCTTGGTGCTTCAGCGCCTGTTCGCTGCCATTTACCAAAGATATTTCTGTATTCATAGAATGAGTGGTATGCGCCCTTCTCATCCTTATAAATCATCTGGCGTGTATTGTGGGTAGCTGTATTTGCAGTAGTTGTAGGTGCTGGGACCGCATGTTCCGCTCCAGGTAGTTTAATCTTTTCTTTTACTTCTGGTGCTATTTCGTCTATTGGGCGTAATCGTCCATTTTCATCTAACATACTACCAGCGCGGGCGTTGGTGTTTAGTAGCGCCCTTTCTCCAGTGATATCATAGCCCTTCTGTTCAGCCAGCTTAGCAAATTGTTTTGCAACGGCTTTTTCATCAATACCAGTAGCTACACTAGCATTATGTACTATATCTGCTATTTTATGCCTTGGACCTTCATCTAATCCTCTATTTAGTATTTCTCCTAGTGCCTGCTGCTTTTCAATTCGCTCTTTTTCCGCCTTAGCCTCTTCAGCACGTCGTTCTTTTTCTGCCTTAGCTTCTTCTATTTTCTTTTGCTTCTCAGCCTCTACCTTAGCCTCTTCAGCATGTCGCTCTGCAATCATCTTTTGAGCTTCTTCAATGACATCTGGATCCCTGCGCCATTCTGCCAATAGGGTCTTTCTCTCTCTTTCTGCGCGTCGTGCTTCAGCTACTCGCTTAATTTCATCAATAAATGAGTCAACATCTTCATATCCCATTTCCATAGCTTTTGTATCGATATCTCGTCTACCTGTACGGCGTTTATAGTTAGATGGTAGATCTCTAGCTAACTCCTTTCCTAGATGGTGTTGTAAGTCGTCTACATGTAGACGTGGAATATTCCAATCCCCTCCCTCATTTCCATGAATCCCCGTGCTATGCTCTAAGAATAGTTTTGGATCTATATTCTCATATATAAACTCGTCTATAGCCTCTCTTAATTCCCTAGTCATTCTAGGCTTAGGGTTGGCTTCCATCTCATTAATAGTTTCTTGAAGAGGGTGTTTATAGCGGTTGTCCGTATTGACATCTTGAGGATTGTTTGGTATACTAGAGTTGTCAATCGGCTGGTCAAGCGCATCTGCGCTAATAGCGGAACTATCGAGTCCGCGCCCAGTCGATTTTCTTATGCCTGAAATATCATAAGCTAACACATTGCCTAATTTATCTACCTCATTGACGATTGTCGCCTCGTATAGGTCTCCTCCCACATCCACGATCACGTCTCCCTTAATGTAATAATCGGCATTGCGGCGAATCTTGCCTTTTTGGTTGGCTTTTGCTGGGTTCATTTCTTCAACCCGTACGTTCTGCATGGCATTGAGTAGTTCGTTGAAATTGTTTGACATTTCACCTTTTTTGACAAACTGCCAGTGTCGCATAGACGGTTGTTTATTACTCACCTCGTTGATGGTGTCGCTCGTCACTCGGGCTTGAATACCACTTTCTCCAAGGTCGAAGTCTTGGTTAATAAACTGCCGAATCCTGCCTCGGATGATGCGACCAATATCACCAGTTCTTGTATTTGGTGGTATTGAGTACCCTTCGTCGAGATGTACTATATTTGTGTTCGGGTCAATCCTGTAAGCAGGCTGTGGTTTCGTTGCCCTAGCGCTTGCTTGTGGCACACCACGGAATTTCCCTGTTTCCATTTGGGCATAGAATTGTTTAATGGCGTCTTGTTTACCAACAAGTCCCATAATAGCTTCAGTAATTCGGTCATATACTGCTAAGACTTTTTGAGGAATACCTAATCTAGTACCTAGACGTACTTTATCTTCGCCCTTTAATCTTCCGTTGTAGTAATCACTGAATCCGTCGGCTAGTTGTTCTTCTGCTAGTAGGTTTAGGTCATTTCCATACTGATTGCCGTATTTGTTTATTAGATAGTCATCTCCATAAGATTCACGGATAGAGTTTAATAGGTCTTGTTTGTTTTCTACACGGGTAAGTATCTTATGACCTAATTCGTGGTTTAGGGTGTCTTCTGTAAGCTTGTTTAGGTTGATTTGGTCAGTCTTTGGATCGTAGTAGCCTAATGCTTTCCTCTGCATTTCATTTTGCCACTCATTGAATACAAGGTTCTCATCGCCCGTTAGTTGTAGGTGGCGTGCTAGTAGCTTGTTTTGGCTAGCTAACTCCTGCATTTTGGCACCTAACTTATACCTCATATCTGGATTGTCAGTTGGACTTAGGTTATCGGTGTATTTGATCTGTTCTGGCTTGGTCATAACCAGTGATATACCTTTATCAATGGTTTTTTCTCCGTATCCACCATCACCGCCTTCATCTAGGTATAGAGAATCATATTCAGGATGGTTTTCTTGCAACCACTCCCTAAATCCTTCACCCTCCATCCAGTCTATCTCCCTCATCGATTTTATAGTATCTGTATGGTCTGAATACGGGTCTAGGTAAAGAGAGTTTCCCTCTTTTACAAATTCATTTAGGTATATGTCTCTTGCTCTACTGTCGTTTAAGGTGAATGGATTCTTTGAGTTAATATATACTTCGTACGTTTTTGGATCGTTTACTTCTTTGAAACTGCTTAGACTTATGTAGCTAGCCTCTGGATTCTGGTATCCATTGGCGTATTTTTTATCTTTGGTAAAATATGTGCCAGGACGGAATTCAGTGATGTGACCGTTTGGTGAACCATGATACATTTTCATGAGGTTTCCGTCTTCGTCTCTTACTTTACTATCCTTAAAGAACGCCTCCTGCTCTGGGCTTAATTTATACTTCAATCCGTTCTCGTCTACCTCACCGATATGATCTCTGGCGTATATAGCTTGCTCTTGAGCTTTACGTAGGTTAATCATGGCTGGAGCATTTTCACTCATTCCTTGACCACGCAAGTATTCTTCACGTTGTCGTAAACGTGTTATATGCTCGTTGTATGCTCTGACCTGGGCTTCATGCTCTGGATTGAGCTTGTATTTCATTTCTGAACTAGCTAAGTTCTGTACGTCTTTTGTAGCTTGTTCTATCAGATAGTTTTCTAGTATTCCTGTTGTTTGTTGACGTGTGGCAACAGCATTTACATCACCGTGCTGAATATCTGACATATTCTGGGTAACGGCTTGTTTTAGTGCTGGGCTAGCGTTAGGTATAGTGTTTTCTACTGTCTGATTTACATTTACTGATTGGATTGGGTGTAATTGATTGTTCTGATTATTAGCTACATTTACTTCTGCCGCTTGCTTGAGTGAGGTGTCGTCCGACAATTGACGTGCTTGACGTTGAGCTATAGCCTCTTTTTCTAGTTTTCCAGTAGCTTCATTTTGATTCATTCGTGTAGCCATTGCACTTGATGGCTGGTTGCCAGTCTGTCGCATAGCACCAAAATTAGCCATTCCAGCTGGACCGCCAAGGACCGCACCCATAAGACCGCTCTTAAGGACGCCTTCTTCATATTTACGGTTAGGATCGTATGTATGCTTAGCAATTGCATTCTCTGCAAATTGTTGGGCGGCTTCTTCTGAGCCTTCTGCTATAGCGCCTGTTATAAACTTAGTCAGACCTTTTTTACCAATAGGCGATAAGACCTTGTCTAGCCCAAGCTTCTCTATTCCCGCCTGAACTGCCGCGTTACCATAGGCATATGGCAACATCTCACGCGTACTCTTACCCTTAGCGTTTGCATTAGTAATAAAGTCCGCCGCATTTTCTACAAACTGACGTGCTACAGGTACAGCACCGCCAGTGGCTACACCTGTACCTATATCTTGCGCCAATCGTTGGGCGCTTTGACCCGCCTCGTAAGCCGTTGCAACATCCGTGTCATTCTTCTTAAATACGCCTAGGTCTCGATCGTATTGAGCGTTACGTTGCTTACCTTGTTCTACAATATATTTTCGTATTCTGTCATATGACTCATCACCAGTAATGCCATACATGGCGTCTGCGACAGCTAGAGATAGTTTATCGCCTGAATCACCAACTGTACGGCCAGCTCCGTCAATAGCACCTTTAGCGAAGCTAACCACTGAACGTGTTGGTAAAGTAGCTAATCCTGCCATCTGTGCAATATTGCTATCACGTCTAGCCTTATCTTCTGATAAATAAGCTCTGTTCTCTGCGTCAATACGTACTTGGCGGTTCTTAGCGATTTCTGGCTCGCTAACGCCCCTTGCTCGCATAATGTTGTCTAGCTTGTCGTTGCGTGCTGCCTGCTCGGCTTTATATTTATCACTCTCTTGTTTTGCTATGTCTAGGGCGCGGGTTAAGCTGTCCTGATTTTGGGTAAATAGAGGATTTCTTACAGGATTAGGAAAACTTGGGGCTATTTGCGGTCTATTCTGTTGTTGAGGTTGAATAGCCACTGGTGCTGGCTTTGGTTGTTGCTGTTGGACCTGAGTTTTAAGTACTTGAGTAGGATTGTTTATGACATTCTGGATTTGGATTTGCTTGTTTTCTTTGTTTACCCAATCTTGTTGCCCTTGAGGGGTTAGTACTTTAGGGGCGTCATTGACAGTCTTTTCTGGGATTAATGGCTTTGGCTGATTATTTTGGTTTAGCTGTTGTGTTGCTTGATTAGCCTGTTGAAGGGGATTAGGATTTACTTTTTGCTGAGCCTGGCTGAATATATTAGTACCACCACCCAACCCAGGTGTATTTACACCAGATAGACCATTTAGTCTGTTAATGTTAGGTTGCTGTACCTGCTGTAATGGCTGAGGGCGTGGTTGAACTGGCGCTTGAACTTGTTGCTCTTTACGTCGACGTTCGTCATCGCTTACCCAACCCTTACCGCTGAAAAAGTTGCCTACTCTCTGGAAAAAGTCCATTATCTCTAATCCCCTCCTAATTTATTTACAGGTATTGATTCTGACGTTTACGCTCGTCTTCTTGTTTTAGACGTGTATTGTAGATATTTAGTGTTGGGTCATTACCTGCTGCTTGCGGATCTGAAACACCAACTGCCGTATCACCTTCTACCTTGTAGCTGTCTAGGTCTTTTGCGTTGTATTGGACCTTATTGCCACTGTATGTACTTTGCTGACGTCCTAGGTTGTCAATTTCGCTTGATAGAGCGTTTGCTCGTCCAAGGTCTGCACGTGCGGCATTAGCACCGTTAGCACCTTGTGCGGCGGCTTTCTGACTCTTCATCTGAGCTAATTGAGTTAATAGGTTTTGACGTGTAGTTTGAGATGACTGACGTGCGGCGTTATCTTCGTTTGCTTTCCAGTCGTTAAGCTTTTTGTCTTCATCCGCGTAATCATTCTTAAACTGACCCCACGTGGTGTCGATTTGCTTTTGGTTCTGTGCGTAAGTCTGTCCTGCGCCTGTTCGTTGCTGGTTAGCTTGGTTCTGAACTGCGCGACCTGCTAATTGCATGTCTGAACCTACTGCACCCATACTTCCTAATGAACGCAATAGTCCTCGTAAGCCAACTGCTGAGCGATCGTTAATGTTATTGATGTTTGTACGTCGCTGTTGCTGATTTTGACGGGTCTGGTCGTTGAATTGACCTTCTGCCCTATTCCATGAACTCTTTAATTCATTCTTTTTGGTATTGTACTGGTTGTTAATATTGCCTAAGCGTACACCCAATTGGTTGTCTATACGTCCTAAGCCGTGTTCTAGCTGTCCAATACCTTGATCATATTCTGCCAACTGAGCAGCACTGGCACGGTTACCACCGCCCATTCCGCCACCGCCACCGCCTCCTCTGCCTCCGCCGAGGTCGAGGTTGAGGTTCGCGCCACCCTGTTTTTGACTATGTTGCCAGTTAGCATATGAATTCATCCACCATGGATTGACTGAACGGTTGAGGGATGATGCAGTGTAACCGTTTGACTTTTGCTCTCCGACAGTTTGACCTCTATTGTTAGTGCCGTTACCCATTAGGAAGTAACCGTTAAGTCCACCGTCATCTCCAGTAACATTTAGTAGGGCTTGGGCTTCTGCTCGTTTGGTTGCTGATGGGTGATTGTTTGCGTGATATTGAAGGTACTGACGATATGATTCATTTCCTTGCATAAGAAAAACACTCCTTTTTGTAACTTGGAGTGTTATTGACAAATCTGATGATTTCAGTTATACTGTCGGCGTGAAAAAGACTAAATTTATTCTTGTCATTTTTGTTAGCATCGCAGTAGTCGTTGGCGCAGTTGCTGCCTATTTATTTGTTGCTCAACGTAATGCAGAGATAACAAAGACAACCCCTGTCGTAGAATCGCCTTCGTTTCAAAATACCAACAAATTATCTAATAGCAAAAAGATAGAACCGCCGACAGAACTGTCAATATTGAACGCTGTCAATATTGAACGAGCCAAAGTCGGCGTTGCACCACTAAAACTGCACCCAAACTTATCTAAGACCGCTCAAATGAAAGCCGACGACATGATATCCAGGAATTATCGCGGACACTACATGCCAGACACGAACCAACCGCTTACAGAAGAAATGAGGAGACTTCAAGTTGCCGCTTGCACAAACGCCAGCGAAAACTTGACTTGGAACGATAGCGGAACAGATACAAAGCAATCTATAGATTGGTGGCTTAGTTCACCGCCGCACAAAGCTGCCATGCTCGACCCTAAATATACCTACACCGGTATCGGTGTAGGTGATGGTAGGGTTGTAGTGCAACATTTTTGTGTAGCACGCTAGAATAACGCTATATACAGAAGAAATATAGACACTGCAATAATGCCGATAAGGGATAGGACCATCCCATAGGTATATTGCATAAAATGGCAAATGGTAAATTCTATCCATCCTCCATTACCAGTTGCATCCTCCGCTAAGTATCCATACTTTTTGAGCCTATAAAATGCTTTTTCTGGTGCCGAATAGCTATGTCCAAGTGTATATATTACTGTAGCAATAACTAAAGTAAATGGAACAGTAACAAACTCTATTGGAATACTACTTATACATTTTTGACCAAGCAAAATGAATGCTGGCATGGAAAAGGTACTGGCAGCCAACTGACGCAGAGCACTCCATGAAAACATCTTTATAGCAACATCGTTATCATCAACTCCATATGGTGACGCCAGCGTATATAGCCACATTATTTGTTTCCAGGTTATGACTGAATATACAGAAATAAATGCAGCGGTGCCATAGAAAAGCCACACGTGCCAATCACTCATACAGCCACTCGCTTACTCCACCATGATGTGAACATGCTCCTCTTCCAGTAGCATGTGATTGCCAACCGTCACGACAGATTGCTCCGACACGATAGTGTGATTGCTGTTGTACTGGTTGCGGTGCAGGTTTAGGTGTACGGATGATAACGTGATTTACTGGTTGAGTTATAACCTCCACCTTATCTTCATACCCTGGCTTGCTTGGTTTACAAATCTTCTTGCTACCAGCTACACCTTGTTGCTTTATAGCTTCAGTGTAGCCATATTGACCTGTCTCACCTTCGTACTGTGTTTCAAACGGTATTTCTTCCGTTCTACAGTCTGAATATGTTACAGGTTGTACTACTGGCGCTATAGTCTGCTGTGGCTGACTATTATTTGCAGCTCCAGCCATACCTGCTACTGCAGCTACGCCGATAACAGCACCAATAGTGCTTTTGATGATTTTGTCCTTAGATACCATTTTAGTAAAGCCTCCCATTTACTTACTAAAGTACCTATAGTATACACACAAACCCCAAATCTCTCAACAACACTCCAAATTGTAAAAATACTATTAAATTGGATAAGAGCTATCGTCTGTTGTCTGGTCACCAAGAGGGCCTAGTTCTTCGCTCCATACTGACTTGGGCGGCTTCGTATTTATCTCAAACGATCACCTCAGATTGCTACTTATACAACGCTGCGACGCACGCTTCCTTCTTTTTTGGATGACAACGCGCTCTCGTTTTTTAGAGTCACACTTCGTGCTTAATTGTAAGGTTATTGTATCATATATCAAGCAAAAAGACCATTTCGTGGATATCAACGAAATGGTCTGATTTGTTTATGTTGTAGTCGCTATCTATAGCCTGCACGCCGTGAGTATTCGTGTATCTCTTCAGTTATTCTCTCTACGGCAGCATCATCGTCTGCAATGTTGGCTCGGATTAGCCTACGACGTAATTCGGTGAGTTTTTTATCTTTTAGCTGGCGTAATATCTTGTTGAATGTGTCGTGGGCTAATCTGCGCTCGTGACAGGACTTAAGAGGGTCATTAAACACCTTATGTAATCTAGTTAGATCGCCCTCTCTCGTCCAGTCCATAATCTATTAAGCTCCAATCCAAGGATCAGTAACTTCAACCTCTGGGTCTTTGTCATCCCCTGACGGTACTGCTTCTTCAATGACTGCAATAACCTTCTGCATATTGTCGTCGTTTGTGTTGCCATAAAATTTCTTAGCAACTTCTAGATGACTTAATCCGCTGTTGTATGCTTCGATGATATCTTCCTTAGATACGCTACGGCTTACGATTTCACCACTAGTTGCAGTTTCTTTTGCGCTAGCGATAATCTTTTCAGCCTCTTTTTTAGCGTTGGCGATAATCTCTTCGGCTGTAAGCGCAGTTGTATTTTTCTCTGCCATTTTATCGTTTCCCTTCTTTGGTCGTAAGGGGCAGTGTTTAACCACCCCTTACAGTTATTAACTACTAGTCTTTAGCACCAGTCTTAACGTTGATAATCCACTTTGGATCAAGGATTGCCGACGCAAATGCCTCAGCCTTCCAACCAATGGTCATAAACTGGTTGAGTGGGTTAGATGTATCGCCCTTGTCTGACTGCTTGATGATAATTTTCTTCAAGCCGCTACCAGCTAAGTCGACAACACCGAATGCCTCTTGACCGTGAATGAAGTTTGAGTAGACAGTCGTTGTACTTGCCTCTTCCTTCTGGTTGCTTGACGCTTCGATAAAGCGGACTTTATGCAAGCGACCTAGTTCACCCTTGTATAGTTCTGCACGGCCAGTGTACTTCTGAGCGTCAATCCAAGCTGTATCACCAGTAATGTTGTATGCAGTATCTGGACCAACCTTACCAATGAAGAATCCATCTGCATATGGGATTGCGTTGTTTTTCTTCAATGTACGTACGGCCTTGCGGATTTCTGCTACCGTCAGGATATCGTCAGCAGTAATGCCGTTCAATGCAGTTTTCTTATTTGCGAACTGTACTGTCGCACCCTGATGCAATACATCACGGACCAATGCGTCGATTGTTTCACCTGCATTTTGACCCATAGTTTCAATCGTCTCTTTCATCTCGCGGTCGATTGAAGTGTTGTACAGCATGCTTGAGACTTTAGTCCACTTACCGTAGCCACGTAGAGTAGCAACGACTTTGTTGCTTCGGATAGCTTCGTCTTGTGGGTTTTCACCTTCTGTCAATGGCGTTGTAGCCAAGCCAAATGGTGATCGTTTTGTAAAGGTAACCGTTGTACCAGAGTTTTTTCCTAGAGTTTTCTTTTTAGCACCTTCTAGGTGAATTGTGCGGGCTTCGCTTCGCTCCAAGAATTTTTCCTCCAGATATTGGATCATCTCGGCAGAAAGCGTTGCAGTTGTGTTTGTTGCCATGTTATTAACCTTTCTTAAATATCATGTCCTTGTCGACGGAGATATTCTTCCTTCTCGTCTGTAGTAAGCTTGGCGAATGGTTTAACGATCCTAGTGCCGCCTCCACGGAAATCACCAGCGTCATTAATCACAGCGCGTTGCTTAGGTACTTCACCGTCTTTGTGGAATGACTTATATAATTGATATACATCTGTCTTTGAGCCAATGACATCGCCGTTTTGGTCGTAAACAAGTACACTTTGCAGATAACCGTTTACGGCGTTATCAAGATGTTCATCATATTGATCAGATTCTGGGTCAAACTCTGGGAAATCCCTGAGTGCCATATCTGCCTTATACGACAAATCACTTCTTGATGCTTCGACTTGAGCTTTATAAGCCGCTTGCTCCTGAGCTTGTTGCATATTATCTAGTCGCTGTTGCAACTGTAGGTTCTGCAATACCGCCTTAGCTTCAAATTCTGTGAAGAAGTCGCCAGTCTCTGGGTTCTCCATCTCCATAATCTGCGCTATTGTTGGCAATTGTTGCAGCTGTGGCTGTACAGGTTGAAATGTGCTTTCGTTCTGTGCGTCAAGCTCCAATTGCTGGCGATAAGCTCTAGTTTCGTTCCGTTTAGCAACTAATTCACGAATGATTCGGTTATCCTCCTCTAAGTCGCGTTCTAGTTGTTCACGGCGCGCCTCTTTGCCCCGTTTCGGCTTCCTGTCTTCGTCTGACTCATCATCAGAATCAGCATCTTTGCTTTCTTCCTTAGACTTATCGACTTTGACGTGTACCACCTCGCCGCTATCTGAGATAACTGCTTTGGTTTCTGGCTCTGAAGAAGCCTCAGAGTTTTGTGTTTCAGCTGGCGCCGACTCAGCGTGGGTAGACTCTTGCTCTACCTCTGTATTAACGACTTCTTGGTTTTCTGCGTCTGATGGCACAGTACCCCTCCTTCTCATTAGATTGTTTAAGCGTCGATTACAGGTGACGAACCTGGGTTGCGTGAGATGCGCTCCTTTGGTTAGCCAATAGCGAGGATAGCTAACCAAAGCAGAGTACCTTACTACGCCGCTTGGTCAATTACACTTACTAAGAAGCTCCTTTCCTCCCTTAAAATCTCTACAACACGTTTGTTTGCCGATATATAAATAGCTAGTTTCTCTTTATCTGTAATTACTTCTTCTGGTATAGCGTCAGTAGACTTGTAGAAGGCAATGCGCTCATCCCAGCGGTCAAGCACCTTTTGCAACTTATTCATATCTTGCTTAATAGCATTGATCTCGGCTTGCTTAGCCTCCTCTATCCTCTGGTCTTCTTCCTCATTTGGCTGGTAATATTCTGTACTGCGCGGATATAGATTTTCGTCCATTATTCACCCTCCTTTTGGATAACTCCCATAATCGATGCGATTATTTCCTCTTCTGTAAATCCTTTTTGAATCATGCTTGGTACTTCAGCAATTAGGTCTTCTGGCGTGCCTATCTGTCGTAATTCATCTACAATACTTGGCTCTATATCTTCTTGTGGCTCTACTGGTACTTCAGCGACCTGAGCCTCGTCTTCTGCTGGCTGCTCCGTCTCGGCTGTAGCTGTTTCATCGGTAGCAGGGACCGCGGCTTGAGTTTGCGCCTCCTGCATTTCTTTCATTTCTTCTTCTGTAACCTTTAGCTCGTCTAATCCATCAATGCCAGAGTTAGCAACAATAGCGTTCCATGCGGCTAATTTCTTATCTACTGGCACTACTTGGTTCAGTGATTGGCTAGAGTCTAGCGTCTGAATCAATGTCTTCAGAGAATCTAGCTGTGCCGCTTCGCTGTTTACTTTCGTTGTTGACGCGTCAATCTTAAACTTCAGTACTCCCTTAGCTTTTGAGAAGTCTACAGTTGCTTTATTATCATCATCTAGCACTACACCATCTAGTACATGACCTTTTGATTCTAGGTCTCGCAATCTCTGTGCAGTGTCTGTGTCTAGCTGGATTATTTCTATACCTTCACGCTCTGCAAAATACAAGTTAATAGCCGTTTCACTCCACTCTTCAAAGAATGCTTCAAATCCTTTACGTAATGCATTGTCGTCAATAGACAATTGAGCTTGTTGAGTCTTGAGTGCTTGTGGCGTTTTACCAAATCCTGGATTGCCAACCTCTGCGCTAATTGAAGTGTCTGGACTATTGACCAGGTTGAGCATTTGAGACTTCTGCAGGCCGTATAGATTCGGATAGTCGCGGATTGCTGAAGTGTCTACGGACATCGCTTCAATACGTACATTCGGGTTCTTAATTTTGTTAAGACCGTTTGGCTTGAATTCAAGGGTTCGCTCGTTTACGTCGCCGTATACGTTAATAGTTGGACGCAACGCGGCGGCGCGGTTGTATTGATAAGCCTGCATATCGCTATCGATCAGGTTCTGTAGAGGACCAATTAGCTCTAAGACGCTACGACCCAGAGGATTGACTCCATCGGCGTCATAAAAATACCAGTTTAAGGGTATCTTAGCCCTTGGGTCTTTATTTTTCTTACGTCGTACAATCTTTTTAGTGGCTGGATTGAAGGTAAAGAAGGTTGCATTATGACCAATTTGAAAACCAGTTATAATTTCAATACCTGATGGATCAAGTGAATACTGTTGCTCTGCTTCGCTCTGGTCTTTAGAGTCTTTAGTAACAATAGCTTCTTTTATTTCTTCTAGTGCCTTCAAATCCCAAGTTGGTTCGTATAGTGCGCCCTCTTTTTTGGCAATGCGGCGTCGTTCTTCTTCGGCATCGATAAGCTTTTCTACGTCAGTCTTTTGCCACCACGTGCGTACAAATAAATAGTCGCTATCGCTAGCAGATCTTTTGCCAGGTTGAATAAATACATCACGCCATGAGACGATTAAATAGTCTGGAAGCAGCTTGCCATCGTTGTAAGCTACTGGCGTAAAGACACACTGAGACCCAAATGACTCACCATTTTCAATAGTTATCCACATTTTATGGATCAGGTCATATTCGGCGTTGGCGTTAGGTAGGATTTCTTTTAAGTAAGCAAATTCAGCAATTATTGGCCATGGACTATATTCGTCAGAAGTAGAGACTACACCAGCCGGCAATTGCTGTACGGCACGACGTGCAGACTTAATGATAATTGAAGCTGCTGTACCGTCTGTAGTTTTAGGAAACGCTTTAGGTATTTTAGCGTGTGGCTTATTTCTGGCAAGACGGGAATACTCCTCAAAAGCCTGCGTTAGTTTTTCCGTATAGTCTTTTGAGGTGCTACATAGATCGAAAATGTTTTCTTCTGTTAAAAAAGAGAAAGCCACTGATTACTCCAAAGATTACTGTTGTTTCAGTAAACTCTGGTTTGTTTCAGTGGTTTACGCTTGTATTATATCACATTTTTAATCAGTTGTGAAAATAATCATTTTACCTGCTTAATTTTGGTATATTCAAATACGACGTCGAATGATCCTTTGTATGATATCCTAGCGCGTCCATCATAACGGATTGACGGATTGATAAGACTATCGTCGTTTTCAATTCTTAGTGTTAGCTCATCAACCTTATCGCGTGCTTCTGCCATAGATGCAACTCGAAAACGTTCTTCATAGTGTAGTTTAGTTGCTATAACAGTGTGATTTTGATAACTGTTTTCAACCACTACAGAAGTCTTGTCGTCTAACTGCTGTTGCTCTTTGACTTTTCCAAATTCTGGCACAAATTTTTTCATATTCCCCCTAATTAATTCCACATTGCTGTTAAGTCGCTATCTGCTAATGACTGATTGTACGAGGCTGAACCTACGTCATCTTCTGGTCGCTGAGCTAGCTGTACCTGATATGCTAGAGAGTCGCTCGCGTCGTCATTGGTTGCTTTAGGAAACATACTCAGTTCAAGCTCTAAGTCTTTACATAAGTTAGCGTCGCCATGTCTTATATGATAAATTCCTCCGCGTTCATATCTCGGCACTAGTGCTTCAATCCTCAATGCTTTACTGTGTCCGCCATGCTTCAATAATTCAACATCCATATAGACGCCTCTGCGCATCATCTCCTCATCCCAAACGGACTTCAAGGCTTGAGTAAATTGGTTGTCTTCAATTCCGATCTTGTGTAGATTGTACCTCTTCCAGTTTGTAAACATGAGGTCTACTAGGTCAGTCGCGGATAGTTTTGTGCGATAGCATATTACATTCCATTTACCTTCGCGGTCGATAAAATTAAGGGTTACACCAATGTAGTCAGTGCCTTGCTTTACGTCGTCTTTACCTCGCGGGTCAATCGTCATAACGTTGTAAGTGTCAAGCTGTAAGACGTTGCTGAATTCGCGGTATTTGTACCACGCTTGCTTGAATTTGCGATTCTCTTCATCGATTGGGTTTTGCTGATAGAGCGCTGAGAATTCATAACTGCCCATTTCTGCGCGTTTTTTCAGTAGCTTCTCAATTGAGAACTTCTCTGGCCATAGAGCCTCACCAGTTTTGCGGTGTTCGTCGTCTTCAGTAGCGATAGCTTTATATTCGATTATCTTCCAATCGTCGTATGCTTCGCCTCTAGCCTTAGCTTCTCGTGAGGCTTTGAGAACACGACCAGCTAGGTCATCGTCGTGCCAGCGCGTAAGAATAAATACGATCATTGAATTACCTTCCTCACGTGTTGAGAAGGTTGACTTATACCAGCCGTCGCGGGCTTCGCGGATCACAGGGCTATCTGCTTCTTCACGGTTCTTGAATGGGTCATCGATAATACCAATTTTGAATCCACGACCAGTTAGCGCTCCACCAACACCGACGGCGGTGTAGCCGCCGCCCTGTTTTGTAATCCAGCGACCTTTTGCTCTAGCGTCGGCTCGTAAGCGTGTAGAAAACATCTTAGTGTAAGTAGCGGATTGCATTATATCCCTGGTTTTTTGTCCAAAATCTGATGCAAGCTCTGCAGAGTAAGATGAGACTACGATTGGAATATTCGGGCTTTTTCCTAGCACCCACGACGGGAATTTCTGCGTGGCTGTATCACTTTTGCCGTGGCGCGGCGGCATAAAAATCATCAATCGGACATCTTCGCCAGCTAACAATCGGCGATATCCTTGCTCCAACTCTTTAGCAATCTCAGCGTGGAACCACTCCAGTTGGTACTTTGGGTCTATAGCAATGCAGTACTCGGCAAAAGAACCGTTATCTGCAATTTCTCTAAGAATCCCGACGGTCTGCTCTGGCTTTAAGTAGTTGCTCTGCTTGTCTTGCACTTAGAGCTACTCCTATATCATTACCGTTTGTAGTCATATCCAGCTTGTCGCCGTAAACTTTTGGATTCATCTTAGACATCAGCCACTTGCGTGTGTCAATTCTTAAACGCGACCTCTGAACATTCTCGCTATTGAATATATACCCGTCACCCTCAAGTTTTTCCATGTAGTCATTGGTGGCGTTATCTGCAATATCAATAATCTCTTCAGCCTGCGCATATGATCGCTCTTCACATGCATGCGCGTATTGCTCACGAAACTTATCATTTTCTCGTAACCATCGAAAAAGTGTCTGCATAGAGACCATATCTTTTTCTTTGCATATAGATCGTACTGAATAGCCTTCTGCTATTTTCTGACATATTCTATCTGCTAGCTTATCAGAGTATTTTGTAGGACGCCCGTTCTTTTTAGGTGTTTTTGTAGGCGGCTTTTTAGAAGACTCAGGCTTGCTTTTGGCTGTAGTTTTGGACATAACCAACATCCTCGCTAGTCGCCCGCGTCTTGTGAGTTAATTAAATTATATCATATTGATAAAAATGTTATAATAATCTCAAGATGAACGAAAAACAATACCAAGAGGTTTCAATATACCTAGACGATTCTGGCGTTTTCTCTCTTAATTCTGGGCATGATTATTTTATATACGCTGGATATCTGTTCTTGGATAACCACGAGCGTATCACAGCAAGAGAGAGGTTCAAAACGATGTCTCAAGAGATAAAATCCAGTCTCGGTATGTCGATGGGATCGGAGTTAAAAGCGGCTGGCTTAGAGATTAAATACAAGAGAAGTCTGTATAATTGCGTCAAGTCATTCAATAGCCTTAGTGCTACAGTGAAGCTGCCTGACGTCAATGAATCTATTATGGCAAACAAGCTATCAATTCATCGCTACAAGGATTATGTCTTAAAGAGAATGATAAAGTCTAAACTAGAGACACTAATTGCGTCTGGTAAAATTGATGCAGACAAGCCAGTTTCTCTGCGAGTCTACATTGACCAGCAGCATACATCAACCAACGGATATTATAAACTCTCAGATAGTATTCGAGAGGAGCTAATACACGGAATTCGTAATTTTGATTACGGTATGTTTTACCCTCCGATATTGTTTGCCGACTTCAAAATTGACATAAAGTTTTGCGATTCATCCCTAGATTATCTGGTTCAGGCAAGTGACATTCTAGCTAATCGCTTATGGTATGGCAGGAACTTCAATCGTCCGAAGCTCTATACTAATATTCCATATCATAATGATATTTTATTGCCATAATGCTTGCGCCATTATGCTTAGCATGGTAGTATAGTGGTACAGACGTAAGTACTGTTACACAGCCATAAGCGATCAAATTGATTAAGCGTATTGTAAATACGTCGCCTGGTTGGGATAACCCTTCTGATTCAGAAGGGTTATTTTTGTTCATCGACTATTCGTCCTTACGCTTGCTCCTCATATTCAGATTCTGACAGTGGCGCGTGATGTTTAGCTATCAGGATGTATGCCTTGTATTCTATTGCTGGCTTTATCACGCTGACATAATGCCCTAAATGCAATCTGCCTGACGGCCGAAAGCCTACTATAGTATTTTACTCATATCTTTTATTTGTGCACCCCATATACTTATTTATTCTTTTTCCACCAATAATATACCTTGTCGTTGCGCGGCACATATTGTTCGTTTCCTGTAGTCTTTGGAGCAAGCAACTCATCTAGCTCTTTATTCCATCTCTCAAGGTCTCGCTTGTAATTATTGATAATTTGCTTTACGATATCATCTTCATGTTCAACCACTTCAGGCTCTCTGTTGCTTATGTTGAGTCTTATAAGAATATCGTAGCCACCATATCGATTAAATCTCTCCCAGTACGATATTCTTCCTTCTGCATGATCAATTGATCTTACTAGACTCTCAATGCGTTTTCGCTTACTATTCTTCATACGTTTTCTCACTTAACAAAATTATTTATTGATTAATGTTTCCATTCTCATCTCTCTTCAGATATTTACGCACACCGTCATTTCCTAGACAATAGGGTGTTTCGTGTATAGTTTTTGGTATTTGATATACATAATCTTTACCGAAAACTCTCTGGCAGACTTGAGTCTCAGTTTCTCTTTTTACTTCTAGCGCTTTCTTGTTTTCCTCCTGTCTGGATATTACAAGTCCTATGCAGGTGACTGCCACGACAAAAAGCAGTATGACAGCTATATCCGCATCGTTGTTATCTTCCATTTTGAATACCTTTCCTTTCCTTTTCTTCTCTAACTCCTTAAGTTTTTCAGCGACAGCTTTGGCATATCCACCATAAGTATCCTTGCAATGCTTATCTAACAACTTAATTATTTCTTCTAGTGAATAGATGCATTTCGGATTACGCTCTTCTAGCGGACCATAGCAGCTACAATGACCTAATTCTATAAACATAAACTTACCATTTCTGTCTTTGAGTACTGCCGCGCCTTCACCTGACCACATATCCTGAGCATAGCTACAGATAATATACTCGTAGTCTTTTTCGTCTAGATATTGCAAGTCATCGTCATCTATCTTGCTAGGTTCCGTGTCTGGGTCATATGCTTCCTTGCGCTCTACGTTATAGATTTTCATGCTTCTCCTCTACTACAATCTCACCTTTTCCATCTTCTTTACCTACACATTTTACAGTATCTCCAACCTTATATACTTCTTCAATTTTATATAGGACATTGTTTCTACCCGTGTAAGTAAAATTTGGAGCAGCACCTCCGAATAATCTTTGAGTAGACTGCATCAGATCGATTATGTCTGGTGGCCTATTTTCTGCTATCCTTTTATCAAGCTCAGTAAACATGTCTGACGCAGCGTTAATACCACGTTTGTATTCTTTCTGTAGTAGTTTCTGAATCTGCTCCTTCGCTTCAGTGATTTCACCGCCAACTTTGCGCTTCTCGCCACGTTGAATCATGGCTTCATGTTCTCGGCCGAGTTGATATTGCGCGAATAGAATGTCATCTAGTGTCATTACCTTCCTCCTTTTTCATAAATTACATAACCACCTGGCAAATTCATATACTGAATCTCGTCAAATCGTATTAGTACGATCTCACACCATGATTGCGGCGGACAGGTTGGTTTCATACTCTTAGCAGCCTTTCTCGTGTCTTATATGTCAGCAAAAGCTACAACCCGACCAGCATCATCTTTGTAAGGTTCGACCTTACGCTCTTTATTACTGAGTTTTCTTACAAGATATAGCACCTTCATTAACTTAATCTTTCTACTTCCTTAAACCTTTCAGCAATGTCCTTTCTTAATGATTTACTAGATTCTGGGTCATATCTCACATCCACAAAAGACATGTCCCTAATGAGGCGCGTCATTTCGTAGTTTCGCATGCTATCGTCTCGGATAAGGCTTATAGCGTGCCTGCGCACTTCTTCAAGCTCACAAATGTCTCTCGCATGCTTAGTGCAGAAATGCTTATAGCCAGAGTGTTTGCTGTATGCTATCCACTTATGACATTTGTCACACTGGATAGATGGTCTTGATTCATTCTTCGTCATTTCTTTTATTTAACTCCTCAACAACGTTGCGAACGAATCGCCCTACGTGTATTCTGGCGCATGTTTCAGCGTTGTTTTTGCTCATCTTAGTTTTCTTCCGTAGCACCTTTTGCATATCGAAGAATGTGGGAGCAACAATGTCGGCAAAATATTGTCCGATAGCCGCCTCTACTGCGTGCTGATTGATTACCGTTTGGCAGTAATTCTTATCGTCAAAGTTGCTCAGTAATAGGTCTACATATTCGGCAGATTCCATACTTGAACGTTTTGCTATTGAGACGCCTTCTTCTGATAGTTTATTTATTTCGTCTAGCCATTTTTGATCTTGGTCGGATATTTTAGTACTCATTCTCAACTCCTTTCACTTTCATTTCTCCTCCAATAGTTCAGAGTCTTCGTGAATATTGCCAACAACCTCTAGGTTTGTTAGTTCAAAGAGAGGCTCAGCCACGCCTGCGCACTCACCCACAAACCCACCCTCAGAAAACTTAACCACCCAGTACTCAACAGGCTCGCCAGTGTCGTCTATAAGAATGTCGCCCTCGTAGATTTCTGTACCGTTCTTGTCGTTTAAGTTTGTGAATTGCTCAACGATATTACCTTCATCAAGTGACCAATATGGTGGTGATTGAACAGTCATAACCTCACCTACTAACGCAAAGCCATAATACGGCAGGGCGTCCTTGCTACTTGAGGCAAGCCATTCATTCTTAACTCCGTCCCATATTCTAAACTTAATATCACGCATTATTTTTTCTCCACTTCATTTAACTTACGTAGTACTCTCTCTATAGTCAACCTAAGAACAATAGAGTATTCATAATTGCGCAGATTCTCGCGACCGTAAATCTCCTCAGCCCGAAATATATATTCAATGGCCATCGAATATATGACTTGCTCCAACGAGTGAGTACACATCAAATCGCCATCCTCTAACGGAGTATTACTGAACGCATCCCAACAACGTCGGTCTTTCAGCCATGTGAGTGCAAATTTTCCAGTAGTGTCCTTAAACACCGCTACGCCACCATTGGCTAACCCATTATGTTTATAGTCATAAATAACATACTCATAGTTATCCTTGTGACTACTTAGCACAGATAGGATATTTCTATCTAGCTTTTGGAAATTAGGATTATCACTTCGTGATTTAGCGTAGAGCTTGTAGATTTTCATATTTTCTTTCCCATCCTTGTAACATTTCGTGTAGTTTACTTCAACCTCTCGACCTTAACGTTATCAACACAATGCCAAGGAGACAGGACCATCGTAAACACCTTGCTGCTTGTAACAACCACCTTGATATTCTTGTCTTTCGCGGCTTCATTCACTAATTTGATATATGGCGAATTTGGCGGCAGACAGAATCTACTGATATTTTCTCCTGTTACTATAGTATTTTCTGACGCACGGATTCTGAAATACGTGTTGCCAGTGAATATGCTATTGTTTTGGTTGTTATAAACAATTCCAGAAGCTATAGTTTCAGAAGTTTGCAAACGGACTGACAATATACAGTAAATAGGAACTACAATCATTAACGTTATTAGAATATGTTTCAAAAAATTTCTTATTTTAGACATATCAATCTCCTTGTCTTACCATTTTCCTCAACCGCAGAACTGGACGGGTATACAACGACCTGCCATAAGTGGGGCTTTTCTTGCCTGACTACTCCCTGTTGACGTAAATGCGTTACGTCGGGCTACATTGTATGGAACAGCTGTAATTTCACTGCTCAAGGTGCGATGTCGGCAGTTACTCTTTTACTTTTGGTTGAAGACTAGAGCTTTGATAGCCGCACCACAGTCTCCACCTCAAACTCTCAAGTCATTTATATACCCGATTGGCAACACCAGTTTTTGTATATCATTAAGTGAGTTAATTACTTTAAGGTTTGATGTTGCCAGTTGAACAGACGATACACGTTGCACTGCAGGTTGCTTCAATTCCAGCTCACAACGTTTCACGGTTTGAGACAACGCACCGGGCGGGTGTGGTGCGCCGACAGAAATGAGTTGTGCATATCATCTGTCCAGTTCTGCGGTCGAATTGTTAATGTTCTACTGGGTACGATTTGTACCCGTTTACTTGAGGTATTTGTCTTTTGAACAAGTCAAGTATGTAATTTGACGTGGTTTTAATTCGTTCAAACGAACAACCTCACCACAGTGCAGAAAATAGACAAGTCCACTTGGGGCTATTCGTATTCGTGCAATACCGTACAGACCCGCAGAACTCCACTGAATGTAATCCCAACCGAATAATTTATGCCATAACCTCCACACAAAAAACTCCTTTCTGTTATCTTCGTTTGCTTATACGACCGCCTTTTTTACCTGCACATTTTTTTACAAAGTGAGGACCGTCGATTAGGTCGCAGTCGCATTCAATATCTTGTGCAAATCCTTTATAACTTCCATGACTTGCGAATGTCGCCGAGCCACCTTTTCGTCCGATTTCTGCGTAGAAGTTAGGATTGCTTGCTAAGTTTTTTGCGGCGGCTTTTAAGCCGCCCTGCTTGGTTCCTGAGATAGTACTAATCCTCTCTTTCCTTTACTCCAAAATATTTTAGCCAATCTTCTCGGTTCTCTCTGATGGATTTTTTAGCGTCTTCTATAGTTTCGTAACGTACAGGTTCGCCAAAATCTACACTTGGAATATTAGAGCAAATCAATATTTCCAAGTAATAGTCATAGCCTACGACCCAGCCACCTTTTCTATTTTCGAAGTCTGGCTTAAAGTCCGAGGTTTGGCTCAGTCTGACTTCTGCTAGCCTTCGGTCGCGAGCTTCTTCACATTCTTCTTCAGTGCGGTAGACAAGACCCATAGCCATAAGTCTGTTATCCACATCGTCGTCGTTCCAGACTTCCCGCTCCACATCTCCATATTCGTTAATGTAGAAGTATTTCTCGCCTATTTTTGGCTTCCAGTGAGCGCTGTCTGTCGGTTCTTCCATTTCCTCGAACCACTCGTCGAAGTTGTCTATATCTTGAATAGCAAATTGAGGATCTTCTGGTATGTCTTCACCTGGTACAGCCACAGCTAATTCTCTGGTTCCATCAGACATACTAACAATCTCTTCAAAAATGGTGCCAGCTTTAATTGTGGGCGTATCTTTTAGAAGCTTGTATTTCATGCCTTTATTTCCTTTCCATCTTTGAAACATTTTAGATAACCCATTTTGCCGCCAACCGATTCACAACGAGCTTTAACGTCCATGGCTTGTTTTTCTTCATTAGAACTGATAACAGTTAGAAAAATGATTAGTGCAAATCCACCTATAGTTATCATTATCAAAGCTATTTCAAGTATGTTCGGTAAATTATCCTTTATCATTTATTCACCTTGACTTCCTTAATTCTAGGGCGTTCGCCTTCAATTCGACTGTCTAAGATTTGATTTATTCGATGAATAATAAACTCTCGTTCGTTTAATCCTCTGAGTGCGTCGTCTTTCATTTCTAGAAGGTCGATGGTACTCATCTCATCTAGTGATTGATAGTCGTCCTCATAATAAGGCTTTACTTCTTTTTCCATTGATTCTTCTCCTCTTTAATTTCTTTAGTCCATCGCTTGTCTCCATCTATAATTCGCCTCATCCATTCTTCGTCTTGCTTGGCTATGTTGTATTCTGAGATAGCTACGAGAATAAGAATTAGTGCTATGAATAATATCCAAATTAGTGTGAACATTCTTTTTCCTCAATATCTGCAATAAGTTTCTCTAGTTCGTCATCTGGCACAATACCCTTAAAGATATTCTTTATAAGTTCATTTGATTTTTCATTGATAATTTTTCCTGATAAATCGCCTAAAGCTTCTAGTGCAGCAAGAGTAGCCCCTGTATCACCGGGGTCTATACTGACGAAAGTGTCGGCTTTGTAATGACCGTTTTCACTAAATATCTTGATATTTAGTTCTGCTACTGGTTTTTTCATATATCACTTCTCCTTGTAATGGATGCATTAAATTGTTTTTGGGAAGAAAAGCCTGGCTGTTACTAGATTTTTGATTAAGTAGGAGACTTTATGGAGTCTAGTCATTTAACCGCACACTTTACAAATTTCTACGCCAATGGTTCAAACGTAGATCTGGGCACCAGACTTTTTAATAATTGTCAGATAGTGCGCTAATCCACTCTTTGACTACTTTCATATCAGACTCTAAGTCATTTATCCACTGATCGGCAGAAGGTATATCTTCTCTGTTGATTATGAGTGAGTCTACAGTATTACTCATGGCTTTATATAGCCTCCATAGTGCAAGTACTGCTTTCTTTCTTTGAGTTATCATCCAGACGCTCCTTTTCGCTTATAACGCTTACTACTCTTCTGATATACGACTTCATATGTATATTCAGGGTGGGCTGGTAACCACACCTTTTCTAGGATCTTACGACGCCATTTATAGTCATCAGTTTCTACACCTTTTGCTTCGCGTAAAGTGAATGATCCGTCTAGATTATGTATTCTAAAGTCTACTTTGTGACGATATGGGAATGCTGGATTGCCGTTTTCGTCATAGACCCAACCTTCTATCCTGTATTGAGTGTCATAGTCTTTTATCTGGCCGAGGTTCTTTTCAACTTCTAGCTCGGCGGCTACTTGTGCTTCAAACTTTGAATCGTATATCTTACCATTCATCTCAGTGCGCTTAGCACCATATTTGTTAGTCTTACCAAGTCTACCTATCTCGGTACCACAATTACGACAAGTGAGTCTTCCTCTGGATATCATGAGGTGCTTAGATTTACACTCTGGACAAGTAGCTACAGCCTTAATGCTTTCTAAGTCAAACTTCTTGTGAGTTGCTCTTATATACATTACTGCTTGCCCTTTTGTTTACGACGCATACGATTGCGCCAATTGCGAAGACGCTTTATTAAGTAGTCTTCACTCTCTAACTTTTCATACTCTAGTTTCACTCCAGCTAGTAAACTTTTTTTATCAGCCATTATAGATTCTCCTTATACGCCCCTGTGCGATATGTAGTCCATGCTTTATAGCCTTGAGACTGCCAAACTCGATAAGCAACTCTTACAACCGTTGCAGTATCGTTTCTATCATCGTGAGGTTGAAAATGCAGACAACCAACTTGTAATACGCCATAGCTACCAACACATACTCCGTGATTTTCAGAGTTGGTAAGATTATGATTAAGCGGATTACAGCTTCTATTCTCAGCCTTAGCGATAGCTAGCATTAGACTAACATCCCATCCTGAATATTTTGACAGCTCCCGTCGAACCAATTCGCAGCCCGATACCGCAACTGGTTTTGGTTGCGGCACGGTTGGTTCGACTTTCGGATCTGTCTTTGCAGCGCTTTTATCTATCTCGGAAATAGCTGCGGACTTCCGAGTTATTTTTTTAACTGTAATGTTGCTTGACGGACCTTATTATCCACTTCCTCTGTCTTATTGATCTGATATTGAATACCCGAGTAAAATGCTATAGCGGCAGTAATCATGATAATTAATAAGATTGATTTAGCTTTTTCAAGCAATTGCTTCCAGTTGATATTATTCTTTTTTGATTCGTTGATATTTTTTGTATTATTTTTCATTTTATTTCTCCTTTATTGTTCGCTTAGCGACTGAGTTAGTGGGTGGCGGCTTTTCTTAAATTTATAGATACTCACGAGACGCACCCACCGACACAGCCGCTAATAGTTTATTGATGCCCTAATTGTTAAAGATCACTTTCTGACATATTTGCTTTGATTGTTCTAGCTAATCTCCGTCACTCCTATAATTCTCGCTATTGAGTCGGATTGAGCTATATCTTTCAATGCAGTCAGTGTAGTTGTTCTGTCTACAAGAGGTCATCAATTTCAGATTGCCAACCTCTTCAAACAGAAAAACCCGCTGGCTCTCTACTTCCAGCGGGTTTTGCTATACAACAAAAATCGTCCTGACAAACATCAGAACGACTTATAAGAAT